GCACCCCGATGACCCGCCCGAACCCGATCGCCACCCCCCGCCTTGAGGCCCGCGCCGAAAAGGTACGCCGCAATCGAGAGGCGGCGCTGAACGCCTTCATCGGCAAGAAGGCCGAGATCGACCAGATGCTCGCCCGCCTGCAGGCGCTCAGCGACGACCATTTCGGCTGCCACCCCGACGAGGTGGGCTGGGCCATGGTCGGCACCCTCGAATACTACGCCGAACTTCTGAAGCGCATCACCGACAGCGCCTTCGGCGAGGGCGAGCACGCCCGCTGATCTCCGGCGCTGCCGGAACTCCCCCCGCGCCAGCGCGCGGTGAGCCCGAACCGTGGCCCCCCGCGGGGCCGCGTAAGTCGGGCGAACGGGTCGTAGAAGGCGCCGCATCACGCGGGCCCGAATCCGGAGACGACCCCATGACCAAGCTTTCCGACACCCAGGCCATCATCCTCGCCGCCGCCGCGCAGCGCGGCGACCGCAACCTCCTGCCGCTGCCCGGGTCCCTGCGCGGCGGCGCCGCGGTCAAGGTGATCGGCGCGCTCCTTGCCCGCGGGCTCGTCGCGGAGATCGTCACCGACAGCCGGACGAAGGCCGATGCCGCCCTCAACCGCTTCTGGCGCAACGACGCGGACGGCCGCGCCATCCTGCTGCGCATCACCGACGCGGGCCTCGCCGCCATCGGCATCGAGCCCGAGGACGCGAACTGCGCGCCTGCGGACGCCGACGAACCGCCGAGCGACGCGCCCGCGACGGACACCCCCACCGAGACCGAAACTGCGTCCAAGGCGCGCACGCCGCGCGGGGGGACGAAGCAGGCCACCCTGATCGCCATGCTGCGCGCGCCGGACTGCGCGACCATCGAGGAGATCATGGGCGCGACGGGCTGGCAGTCGCACACGGTGCGCGGCGCGATGGCCGGGGCGCTGAAGAAGAAGCTCGGGCTCGAGGTGACCTCGGAGAAGGTCGAGGGGCGCGGGCGCGTGTACAAGCTCCCTGTCGCCTGACGCGCCGGACCCCGACAAGCTGATGGCCGCCGGCCCGCCGGGGCGGCGGTCGATCATCTGGCGCTCCGCATCCGGATAGCCTCGAAGACCCGCCGCAGGGCGAAGGAACGCGCCAGCGAGACGCCGACAAAGGCGAGGCCGATGGTCAGATGCTCGGCCAGCCCCGTCTCGATCCCGAACCACGGGAACACGACGATCTGCGTGGCGATGGCCAGCACATAACCGACGACGACGTTCGTCGCGGCCTCGACCAGCGACATCATCCGGCTCTGCCTCATTGCAGGCTCTCCATGAAGGCCGTCACGAACTCCGCCGCGAGCGGCGGCACGATCGCATTGCCGTAGCCCCGCAGAAGCCCCATGCGGCCGGATACCCCATCAGCCAGCGGGAATGTTCCGGGCTCAACGGGCCGCCAGCGTCCATCGCGGCAGAGAAGCCAGTCCGCAGCTCGCCAGACGCCGTCCGTCGCGCCGGTCCCGGCGGGGTCGGCGAGGTCGACCAGTCCACCAGCTTCACCGTCCGGCGGCTCGCATCGGTGTTGCCGGCGGCGTTGTACGCTGCCGTCGCGGGCGTGCCCGCCATCGCCGTCGGCCAGCCCGCCAGCCAGACCTGCCGGCCGAGCAGCGCGTTGATCGGCACTGCCCGGCATTCCGATCCGTCCTTGTGATCCCGCGCCGAGGCGGTGGCCCAGCCCGCCCGGTCCGCCCGGCCCCAGGGCGACGGCGCCGAAGAACAGCCGCTGGCGGATGTGCGGGGCGCCGACGCACGCAGCCGGCAGATCGGCCGCCGCGACGGCGTAAGATGCCGCTTCCAGGTCAGCCGCCAGAGCGTCGAACCACGCCCATGCAGCCGCGCCCTCAGTCTCCGTTCCAGCCGTTCGCCCAGATGGTCCGAGCACCGCCGCGCTGGCGACCTGCTCGCCGAAGACGAGCCCCGGTCGGCAGGCGGCGACGAGCCGCAGGAAGGCGGGGGCGAGATGGCGGTCATCGTCCTGTCCCTTGCGCTGCCCCGCCTGGCTGAAGGGCTGGCAGGGCGGCGAGCCGGTCCAGACGGACTGGTCCCCGGCCACGCCCGCGAGGCGCAGCGCATGGGGCCAGCCGCCGATCCCGGCGAAGAAGTGGCATTGCGCGAAGCCGCGCAGGTCGGCGGGCTCCACCTCCAGGATGGAGCGCCCGTCCACCTCGCCGGGCGGCAGCTGTCCGGCCTCGATCAGCTCCCGCAGCCAGGCGCAGGCCGCGGGATCGGCGTCGTTGTAGTAGACGGCCATCACGCGGCGGCGTCGGCCCCTGAGGCGACTTTCTCGCCCAGCCGCGCGGTCCTCACCTGCGCGAAAGTCCGACCATCGCCGTCGAGGATCGCGTCGCGGCCGGTCTCGGCCTGCCAGCGTTCGACGGCGACATCGACATAGGCCGGGCTGATTTCCATCGCGAAGACGCGGCGGCCGTTGGCTTCGCCCGCCATGATCTGCGAGCCGGAGCCCGAGAACGGCTCGTAACAGAGGCCGCCACGGGCGACGTGCTGGCGCATCGGGATCCCGAAGGCGTCGAGCGGTTTCGGCGTCGGGTGGTCGGGCCGCTCGTCTTTGGCAAAGCTGGGCAGCGCCCATGTCGACGGCAGGGTTTCCTCGGCGACCTTCGGCGGGCGGTTCGGGCGGCGCCATCCCATGAAGCAGGGCTCGTGCTTCCAGAGGTAGTGGGACCGGGTCAGGACGCCGCGATCCTTCACCCAGATGATCTGCTGGTGGACGAAGGCGCCGGCCTTCTCCCAGCAGGCTTCGAGCATCGCTTGGCGACGCGAGGCGTGCCAGCAGTACCAGGCGGCGTCCTCGGCGATAGCCTCGGCCACGGCCGCGGCGATGAAGCCGTCATACAGCTCCGCGCCCTGCGAACTGTCGTCCCAAGTCACGCCGTAGGACTGCGACCAGTCCTTGTTGCGCGTGGGATGGTTCGAGCCGTCGTAGTCCACCAGATAGGGCGGGTCCGTCGCGAACAGGATCGCCCTCTCGCCGTTCATCAGGCGGCGCACGTCGGCCGCGCTGGTGCTGTCGCCGCAGAGCAGGCGATGGTCGCCGAGGATCCAGAGATCTCCCGTCCGCGACGCCGGGTTGCGCGGCGGCTCGGGGATGGTCACCGGCGGCACGGAGCCCCCGGCGCCACCTTCTTCACCGTCCCCTTCCGGCACGAAGGCCAGGAGCTTGTCCAACTCGCCGTCGGAAAAGCCGACCAGCGACAGGTCGAAATCCTCGGCCAGGAGGTCATTCAGTTCCGCCGACAGCAGTGCCTCGTCCCAGGTGCCGAGTTCGGTCAGCTTGTTGTCCGCGATGCGGTACGCCCGCCGCTGCGCCTCGGTCAGGTGGCCCAGCACGATCACCGGCGCTTCGGTCAGCCCCAACTGCGTCGCGGCCAGCACGCGTCCGTGCCCCGCGATCAACTCGCCGTCCTCGCCGACGAGGCACGGCACGGTCCAACCGAACTCGGCCATGCTGGCGGCGATCTTCGCGACCTGGTCCGCGCCATGGGTCTTCGCGTTCCTTGCGTAGGGCTGGAGGCGCGACAGCGGCCAGGTCTCGATCCGCTCGGGGGCGAAGCTCAGCGTCATGGGCGGGTGGGTTCCGATGTGATGGTGGATGCTGGCCGGATTCCGGATACCGAATGCCGCGCTGGACTCCACACGGGGTCCAGCGGCATCCGGGGTATCCAGCCCAAAGGCCAGCGTTCATTGGTGTTTGCGCAGGGTCAGGTGGATCCGGATTCCGGGTGGCTTCCCAAAAATCCGGCCCTGTCGCTGGCGATGTGCCGCGCTTCGCCCGCCAGCATACGAATATCGCCTGGAAGGAACCAAGATTACAAAGGCTTGGACGCTTGGACTCTGACTGGTCCCTTCGCTGGTCCCGGAAGCCAGCTTCGCAGCGTCCCCGCCGCGCGCGCCTCTCCCGAGCATATCCACTTTCTAGCCCGGGAGCGGCGCTTTTGTCTGCGCGAAAACCCTCTACACGAGACTTTCCTACAGGCTGCGCGCCAGCTTGATGACCTCGAGGATCGGAAGCTTCCGGTTGAAGGGCCGCTTGTTGAGGGTCAGCGCGATCAGGGAAAGGCCATAGCGCCAGTGCTGGTGCGCGGCGGCGTGGCAGAGCCCGACGTGCCAGCAGATGTTCTTCCAGCGTTCGTCATGCGCCTTCATCCAGACGATCTTGCCGTCGATGGGTTCGAGGCAGTTCGTCCAGGTCAGCGTCTCCTCCATGCGCGCGATGTCCCTCGGCGAGGGCGAGACCCGCATGGGCTTGGGCTCCTGGCCCACCCTGTCGGCGAAGCCGTGGATGATCTCGGGCCATGTGCTGAAGTAGCCGTTGCGCCGGGGCTCGGGCAGTCGGCGAAGGATCATCCCGGCCTCGGCGAGCCGCGCTTCCACCTCGTCTGGTGTCCAATGGGTCATTCCTGCACCTCTCGTTGTGTCGGGCGCGCACCGTAGAGACGCTCGCCGAGTTGCCGCACCAGCTCCCGCTCAGGCCAAGTAAGTCTCTGGTCGTCAAGGGAAACTGCGAAGATGCGTTGCTCCTTCCAGCCGTCGCGCTTGACCTGTTCGGGGTTGCGGCGCTCGCCGCCGTAGCCGCGGGGATGCCACCTCATTGCAGGCCCCCCTTGGTCTCCAGCGCCCAGAGCAGGATCGCGATGGCATCGGCCTCGTTGTCGTCGGCGGGGCTGAAGCCGCGCGCCCGGGCCGCGGAGATCATCGCCTCCTTGGGAGCGTTGCCCTTGCCCGTGGCGTGCCGCTTGATCGTGCCGACCGGGACGCCCTCGTAGGGAATGCCGCGCAGTTCGGCCCATGCAGTCAGCGTGGCCATCAGGCCGCCATAGACATGGGCCGCGTCGGTGGCCGCGTGGCGGCGGACCTCCTCGAACCAGATGGCGGCGACGGGTCCGGTCAGGCGGTCGATCTCGGTCAGCCAGTTGGTGAAGCGGAGATACCGCATGCCACCGCCATCGAAACGGCCGGGGCGGAAGCTGACCGTGCCACTGGTGATCAGCCCGTCGATGCCGTGCAGCGCCCATCCCGTCGTGGTGCCGAGGTCGAGCGCCAGCATCGCGCGGTTGGCACGGGGGTACGGTGCCAGAACGGGGATTGCCTCGCAGCGGTGTGTGGCGAGAGTCAGGTCAGCCATGGGTGGTCTCCTCTTCTGGTTGGCTGCTCGGGTGGAAGACGACGGCGGTCTGGTGCTTGGCGGTACGGGGCCGCTGTCGTCGGATCGGAGGGTTGGAGCGAGGACGGGCCACGCGCGCGAAACCCCCGGGGATGGGCGTGGGAGAACCCGCCTGCGGCGTTCTCCCCCACCCCCGTAGGGGGTGGTTTCACCCCCGAAACTGGAAACCTGCATCAACCCATTGACAGGAAATGAGATTTCCAGTTTCGGATGGTCGATACCGGGTGACTCAGCCGAAACTGGTTGCCGAGTAGCGGTTGCGGTCCGAGCGCAATCTTGCGGGGGCAGTTTCGGAAGCGGGCCGAAACTGGCCACGTCGGACATTTGCGGGGGTCCGCGAAACGATGGCGAGGCAGTTTCGGAGAAGCCCCGCATCTGGGTGAAGCTGGCTCCTGCGCAATTCTGCGCGAAGCGTTCTGCGGGGGCGATCATGGCCGCTCCCCCTCCGGATAGACCCAGACATGCGGGTTCTCGACCTCGAGGAGCGCCCCGGTCTGCGGCGATTTGTAGTGGGTGGGCAGGACCACGATGCTGGCGGCAGTGACCTCTCCGGTTGCCGGATCTACCGCCTCGCCGTCCGTGGGCATGACCATCCCCTCGACGCAGAGATAGCCGAAGCGCGATCGCGACGGCCCGAGCCCGTAGGGGGCGCCATCGCGGACGAACTTGATGGCGCCCTTGGTGGCCTGCACCGCGATCCGGTCGCGGATCGTATCCTTGCCGCCCAGACCGCCCTTGTTCTCGAAGGCCTCGGCAAACTGGTTGATGGTGTAGAGCCGTCCCTCGGCCGCCTCCTCGAGCAGGATCGAGAGGATCACGTCCCGCTTGCGGTCGCGCTCGGCGTCATGCCTGGCACCGACCTCGGGGCGCACGAGCCGCTCGTTCATCGGGTCGATCTCGACCCATTTGCCCCTGACCTTGTCCACGAGCTTCGCGGGCAGCGCGGGGCCGTTCCGGAGCTCGATCTCGAGGCGGCGCTGGGTCGACTCCTCTTCGGGCCGGTGCAGGATCAGGCCGGTGGTGTAGAAGCCCCGGAGCGCGCTGGCGCCGGAAAGCGCGAGGAACGGATCCTCCTTCACCTGGTGCTTCGAGAGCTTCCTGGTGTGGTGGACGAGAATCACGCCGCAGTCCGGGTTGACGTGGTCGCGCAGCACCTCGATCCGGTCCTTGAGGAAGAACATCATCGCGGCGTTGTCGTTCTCGCCGCCGCCGTCGGGGCCGCCGTCGAAGAGGTTGCGGATCGGGTCGATGCAGAGGATGTCGAGAGCTTCGTCGGGGAACGCAGCCTTGATCGCCTCGGCCACGCGCGCGCTGCCCTCGGCATCGAGGAGCATGCGCAGTTTCGGCGTGACGATCAGGTTGTCGCGCGCGGCGGCGATCAGCTCGGACGGCAGGCCGATCTGACGCAGGCGCTCGCGCAGGTAGTGATACTGGATCTCGGCCTGCAGGTAGAAGATCCGCAACGGTCGCGGCGGGGTGAAGCCGAGGAAGGGCACGCCCGCCGCCATGTGCACGAGCCATGCGATCAGCAGGTCGCTTTTGCCCACCTTGGGCGCGCCGCCTAGCACCAGGAGCCCGCCCGGCGTCAGGACACGCGGGCCGATGATGTCGTCGGGCATCGGGGTGGTGTCGTCGAGCAGCGCGCCTAGGCTGAAGGTCGGCAGGTCTTTTTGCGCAGGCGCCGCGCTGTCGAGGCGGATCAGCGGCGGCCCGTGCCGCTTGATATGCAGCTCCCACAGGCGGTTGGTCTCGCGCTTCAGCCGGTCGAGCGGCCAGCAGGGGCGCAGCATCGCGGCGTTGTAGCCGCAGATCGCCGTCCAGCCCTCGTCCATCGACATCCGGCCCTCGTGGACCAGCCGCAGGAAATAGCCGATGGCGGCCGAGGCGCCCTCGAAGCGGGACCAGTCGTCCGCGCCGCCCTCGTGAACGGGGGTCACCAGCACATCGTCGATGGCGGGTTTCTCGCGGGGCTCGGCCGTGGCCATGCCGACGCCGGGCATGGGCGGCATGTCGGCGACGCGCTCTGCCATCTCGGCGAGATCGACCTCGAGCGCGGTCGCCTCGCTGATCTGGACGAGCCGGGAAAGCCCGCCCTTGTGATAGACCGTGCCGGGCACGCGGATCGGCTGGTGCGCCGAGCGGAAATGTGTGTCGCCACCGACCTTCAGCGCGATTTCGCCGCGGAGCGCGCAGAGCCGGGCGAGGTCGGCGCCCTCCGCGGGCTCGGTCAGCTTCCACCAGACATGGAGCTTGGTCGCGCCCTCGGGCGTGCGCCCACCGCTCTCGACGATCAGGGTCGGTCGGCCGAGATGGTGGACGAGGTGATGGAGCTTGGCCGGGATATCGCCCGAGTCGAGATCGACCACGAGGCTCTGCATCTGCAGCACGTCGGCGGCGCGGGCCTGCCCGGACTCGGCCACCGTGCCGGGAATGACATAGACCGCCGCGCCCTCGCGCGTCGCCCAGCCGGCGAAGATCGCGAGCTTCTCGGGCGCGGTGGCGTCCGCCTCGATCCAGATGTTGTGGGGACGGCCGTCATTGCCCTGGCCCTTGTCGACGAAGCCGCGGACCGGGATCAGGCCTTCGGAATAGCCGAAGACCACGTCGAAGAAGCGGGCGATCTGCCCTGCGTCCGGTTCGACCGCGAAGGGATCGTCCAACGGCGCCGCGTCGTTGAAATCCCGCCAGGGGTTGAAGTGGATGATGTTGTCGTCGCTCATGCCGGCAGGCTCCAGCAGCGCCCGGCCCATGGGCAGAACCGGCATTCGAAGAAGCCGCGATTGGCGGCGATGCGCGGCAGCAGTTCGCCCGCATCCGTCGCCCGCAGGATCCGCACGCCCCGGTCCGACATGCGCTGCGCGAGATCCGCGTCGAAGGGGACGAGCTCGTGGTGCAGCTCGGCCGTGTCCTTGTTGATCGCGGTGAAGAGCGCGGGGGCCCCGCTGATGCCCGGCGCGGTGGCTTCCATGTAGGCCTGGTAGAGCGCGATCTGCGCGGCATAGACGGGCTTCGACACGGTCACGCCCTTGGCCACCGTCTCGCGCCAGTTCTTCGCGTTCATCGTCTTGCACTCCCAGAGCGCCGGGGTGCGCAGCCTCAGCGCCGCGGGCGCCTCGGCGACGATCCCGTCGACATGACCGCGGATGCGCCCACCCGCGACGGAGAAGCCGAACTGGCCGCCGTCCCGCTTCTGGGTGACCAGATCGAGCCCAGCCGCCCGCAGCCAGCGGATGGCAAGATCCTCGAGCTGGTGCCCGATGGCGAAGATCCGCAGCGACCGGCCGGAGAAGCCCTGGCCCTCGTCCTTCGGTGCGCCCGCGAATTCGAACTGCAGGGCCCGCTCGCAGGCGTGGCCCAGCCGCGACGCCCCGAGATAGTCGCGCGGCGGAGTTGCAGCGTGTGCAGCCTCAAGCGCGGCGTCCACGGCCGCGTTGATGCGCTCGGCTATGACCGGGCGGTGGTTGTAATCCAGCATCAGAACGGGATCTCCGACTGGCTGGCGATCTCGGCCATCTCGGCGCGGAAGGCCTCGATGGTGGTGACGATCAGCCGGTGCATGTCGTTCTGCGTCAGCTGGCCCAGCGGCCGGTCCCAGCCGATCCGCTCCATCTCGGGGGCGAGAGCGCGCATGACGGCGGGCAGCGCCCGGGTTTCCTCTTCGGTGAAATCGACCATGCTCAGTCCTCCTTTCGCTTTGCGGGTGAAGGCCGCCTGGCAGCCGATGGAGCAGAACCAGCGGCGGGTGCGGTGAGACCGCGGACGGTGAAGATCGAACCAGCCGAAGCCACGCGTGCGGGCAGAGCAGATGGCGCAGAGGACCGGGCGCGGATGCCAGAGGCGCTCAAGGCCCGGTCGATCCGGAGCCTCTGCGGGCGGGGATGGGACTTGCGCGACATGGTTCACGCCGCCCTCCGCTCGGGCGCGGCCGACATGACGAGCCGGCGAATGTCGCGCCGGTTGAACTGGAAGGTGATCAGCGCGGACGCCCGGTAGCGGGTGAGGCCGTAATCCTGCCGCTGCGCGGGCGAGAGGTATTGCAGCTGTTTCTCGGTCGGCGCTTGCGTCAGCCAGCGCTTCGACTTGAACGCGCTCTCGTCGGTCTCATGCGCGTTCAGCCAATCGTCGGCCTGCGCGAGGCAGACCGTCCGCTCGCCCACACCCAGAAGTCGGGGCGCCAAGCCCTTCGCGCCGCCCACGGCATGCCAGCGGCCCTCGAGGAAGAACACGCCGCCCCAGGCGTTGAAGCCGCTCGCCATGAGCGCCGCGTCGTCGCCGAACAAGTCCTCCCACACGAAACTCGACCGGTTCAGCAGGTCGATCTCGGACAGGAGGACGCTTTCCAGGGGCGGCGCCCCGTCGCGCAGGAACGCGTGGCCGCAGATCGGGCACTGGCGCGAGGCGAGCGGGATCTCCGCCGCGCATTCCGGACAGGTCTTCGTCGGGGCTTCGCCCGGTTCAGGATCGCGACCGTCCAGATCGACGTCCTGCTCCAGCGTTCCGTGCGTCAGGCTCGAGATCCCGAAGTCCAGCACGATGCAGTCGGTCTTGACCACACCGGGATGCTCGGCCGGATCGACGGTACGCAGGCCCCGCCCGACCATCTGGATCATCGTGGACTTGCAGGAGCTGGGCCGCAGCAGCACGACACAGGAGGTGGGCGGGTGGTCCCAGCCTTCGGTCAGGACCGCGACGTTGACGATGACCTGCACCTCGCCGGTCGCATAGGCTTCGAGCACCATCCTCCGCTCAGTGGAGCCCATGTCGCCAAGGACAACGGCGGCCGGGTTCCCGGCCTCGTTGAAGGCGGTCGCCACGTCCATGGCGTGCGCGACGGTCGAGCAGAAGACGACCGTCTGCCGGTTCCCGGCCTTCTCCTCCCAGTGCCGGACCACCTCCTCGGTGATGGGCGCGCGGTTCATGATCGCCGCAACGGCGGCCATGTCGTAGTCGTCGGCAGTCTTGCGGACGGCGCGCAGCTGCTCCTGCACGCCGACGTCGATGACGAAGGTGCGTGGCGGCACGAGGTGGCCCGAGGCGATGAGCTCGCCCAGCCGGACCTGGTCGGCGACGTTGTCGAAGACCTCGCGCAACCCCTTCCTGTCGCCCCGGTTCGGCGTCGCCGTGACGCCGAAGACGCGGGCGTCCGGATTGGCGTCGCGCACCCGGTCGATGATGCGGCGATAGCTGTCGGCCACCGCGTGATGCGCTTCGTCGATCACCAGCAGATCGAGCTTCGGCATGGCCGCGAGATTGGCGGCGCGGGACAGCGTCGGCGCCATGGCGAAGGCGACCTGGCCCTCCCAGGACTTGGTCGTGGCATCGACGACGGAGGTCTCCGTGTCTGGATTGACCCGGGCGAACTTCGCCCGGTTCTGGCTGGTCAGCTCGTCACGATGCGCGAGGACGCAAACCTTTGCGCCGTCCCCGGTCATCCTGCCGGTCACGGCCGAGAGCATGATCGTCTTGCCCGCGCCGGTGGGCGCCACGCCCAGCGTGTTGTCGCGGGCGGAGAGCGCAGCGAGGCTGCGCTCCACGAAGAGTTTCTGGCGGGGACGGAGGAGCATCGCGCCCTCACTGCGCCCAGGCAGGACGGCCCGGCACCGGCGATGTTGCGGGCGGCTGGACCGAGTGCTGCGGCGCGGGCTGCACGGGCGGCTGGTAGCCATGGTGCGCGGCCAGCCCCATGACCTGCGCATAGTCGCGATGGTCGGGCGTGACCGCCGCGCGGATCTCGTTCTTCTCCTCGCCCATGGCGTCGCTGCCGACGTCGATGCGGGCGACGAACTCGATCCCGTCGAGATCGGCGAAGCCGTTGATGCGCCGCGCCGCCTGCGCCTGTGGGGACTGGTCCTTGTCCGAGATCCCGCGGGCAGAGTTCAGCATGCCGCGGATCAGGCTGCGGCCCATGTTCGCCCAATCCGGCCCCTTCGGGCTGTAGAGCCCGATCAGGGTGAAGATCTTGCGCCGGGCGTATTGGCCCTCGGTGACCGTGAACTCGCCATTGAGATACACGGCGCCGGTCGAGCCACGGGTTGCGTAACCCCCGGTCCAGCCCTGTGAAGGGTCGTCGAAACCGCCGGGGCGGATCGTCAGGCGCACCTTTACCAGCGTGCCCTTGGGGATGAGGTTGGTGTTGGACTGGGCGTCGTTGAAGTCGTTCCAGAGTCCGGACATGGCTCGGGTCCTTTCAGTTTGTGGGAGCGGATTGGGTGTCAGGTGGCGTCGCGCCGGGCGGCCCGGGCAGCTGCGGCGGCGAATAAGTCAGCCGCCGTTCCGCAGGAATCAGCGGCCCGCGGATCTTCTCCATCAGCCGGCCGAGATGGGGCTCCTCGACGAGGTCGAGGCGGCCGGAGCGGTCCTTGGCCGGGTAGCCCCACGGGTTCAGCGTCTGGCAGACGAAAGCCCGCTGGGGCCGGTTCCGCTCGTCCGGAAGGCTGGCCATGGTGATGACCTGATCGACGATGCCGGGCAGCTCGAGCCCGGTCTTCGCGCCGTCGATCTGCGGGACGAAGACCTTGCGATTGAAGTCGTCGAGCTTCTCGTCGAGAATCCCGACGAACCAGACATTCTTGCCGCGCGTGTGCTGGAGGTGGGTCAGCCAGCCGATCATCTCGCGCCCGTGCAGCCCGTAGGCGCCGCGCACGTCCGGCTTGCTGGTCTTCTCCGAATGCGCCTCGGGCTGACCGCGGCACCACTGGAAGCAGAGCCGCCCGGCCACGGTGATCGAGTCGATGAAGACGGTGTCGTATTTGGCGAGGACGCCCGGATCTCTGAACCGCCCGCACACCTCGTCGAAATGCGCCTGGCTGTAGGGCTGTTCGGGCCGGAGCGCCGGGTTCGGGCCGCCGATGAAGACCGCGAAGTCCCGACACTCCTTCCAGGTGCGCGGCCGGACCACATCGATATGGAGCCCCTCGATGGCGAGGTCGCCCGCCTCGAGGTCGAAGAACAGCGTGGTCGAGGCGTCCAGCGTCCAAAGCAGGCTGGTCTTGCCGATCCCGGAGGGGCCAAAGATCACGCCCTTGACACCCCGCGTCTCGGCCAGCCGCTGGTCGGCGGTGATGATGGGCAGGCTCACGCGCGATCCTCCTGCGGCAGGATCTCGACCTTCAGCGCGCCGGTCTTAACGGTGCGGGCGGGCTCGAAGCCCTGGCGGATCGCCTCGGGCCAGGCGGCATAGGCGCGCTCGGGCACCTTGAAGCTGATCTCGACATATTCGACCGGATCCTCTCCGGCGGCACGGATGCGCTCGACCATGGCGGCAAGCTTGGCCTGGTCCCATTCGACGCGCTTGGGCAGGTCGGCGACCACGGTGAAGTCACCGTCGACCAGGCGCACGGTGCCGGTGTCCTTGCCACAGGCGCGGCGGGCTTCGGCGGCGCGATTGGCGTAACGGATCTCGAGTGCCGTGGAAAACCGCGCGGCAACGGCCTTCATCTGCTTCGCAGCCGCGTCGATCTCGCGCTGCAGGGCGGCCAGAAGCTCAACCGGAAGCTGGGCGATCTCGCCCGCGGGCAGGTTGATCAGCTCGTCGATCGAGGGCGTGTTCTCAGGGGATGGCATGGGGGTCTCCGTGATGGGAATGGGATCAGGCGGCCTCGAGGAGGCGCATCGAGATGGCTGCGCCGGCGGGTCCGGGCTTCGGACGGGCGACGGCGATGTAGGCGAAGTGGTCGGGGCCGAGCCGGGCCTGCACGAGGTGGACGAGCCGCTGCTCGGCGGCGCGCAGGGCGGCCGCGGCGACACCGCGCAGGGTGCGCTGGCGCTCGGGCGTGAGGTTCGAGACGGCGCCGGTCGCATCCACCGCGAGAAAGCCGCGGTGATAGACCAGCGCCTCGCCCGGGGCGGCCTGCGCGATCCAGGCGGAAAGCCCCACCTCGTCGAGCGCGGGACCGGCGGCGCCGAAGATCGACACGACCCCGCTGGCGCGGATGGCGGACCGGCGCTCCATCATGCCGCCCCGCGCGCGCTGTCGGCGGTGTGCGTGAGCTGGTCCTTCTCGAAGGCGATGATGTCCTCGAGCCGGTAGACCACCCGGCCGCCGAGCTTCATGTAGGCGGGGCCTTCCTTGGCCCATCGCCAGCGCTCGAGCGTGCGGTGCGAGATCGTCCAGCGCCGCGCAAGCTCCTTCTGTGTGAGGCAGGTCTTCTGCTGCATCGTCGTCTCCCGGTGTCGTTTGTCGGGAGCACGATGCGAAATCCCGCGATGGGATGTCGTCAGGATCGGCGGGGGATACGGAGGGGGATTGTCCGGAGCCTTTCAATCCAATGGAGAACGGCCCTGCGAGGGATCGCCATCCCCCTCTCATCCCCCGCAGCATCCCACGGAGGGATCGGGAACACGCGCGGATGGGAGGGATGGGGCGAGGTCAGAGCCCGCGCAGGCGATAGGCGCCGCGGCCGTCCGACTCGATCAGGAGGCGCCAGTTCTTCTTCGACTTGAAGACATCCGCCATCTTGAGGCTGCGCGAGCCCGCCGCGGCGAGGATCGCCTTGCCGCTCTGCCACGGCTCGCCGCGCCCGGCCGCCTCGTGCAGCGCGCGGACGACCTGCGCCTGGATCGCGCCCAGCCGGAAATGCTGGCCATTGCAGCGGGCGTCCTGATAGTCGGCCGAGGCATGGAAGGCGCCCGGGCGCGGACCCGCCGCCGCTCCCGCGAATCCGGTCTCGATCTCGAACCGGTCGCGCTCCTCCCGCCTGAGGAAAAGATCGCGCTGGCGGATGCTTATGTGCTCGGGCTTCCCCGTCAGGCAGGCATAGTCGCCCTTCGGCGAACGGAAGCGGGCGAGCTTCACCTCGCCGTGCCGGAAGAGCTGGAAGACGTCATGGGCGTGGAGATCGAGGAGGCCGTTGAAGGGTCCCCGCTCGAAGGGCACGGGGAACCGCTCCCCCTCCGGCGTCTCCTCGTAGTCGCCGAACTCGACGCCGAGGTTGAACACCCGAATCGACAGCCGCAGCTGGTCGTTCTCGGCAAGGTAGATGAGGTCCGCCTCGGCCATCGACCAGCGCGCGAGGACCTCCGGCAGGGTGAAATACGACTTCTCGATCTCCATCCGGGCCCCCGATTCCGCGCAGCGAGTGTTTAGGTTTTGTTCTAATCGCTTGACGGGTCCGCATCAATCCTGTTTTATCCCAATCTATCCACAATCCCTTGGGGACAAGATGACCGAGCAGCACACCCTGGCCGACCGCCTGCGGGCCCGCGCCCACCAGCTCGGCCTGACGCCTGCCCATGTCGCCGAGATGGCCGGCGTGAACCGCTCCTTCGTCTACGACATCCTGCGCGGCCGCTCCGCCCGCCCCGGCATCGACCGCCTGGCCGAGGTCGCCCGCGTTCTGAAGGTGGACCGCGACTGGCTGATCCACGGCATGGGCGAGGTCGAGGGCAAGCCCCCCTTCGTGGACAACCCCGACGACGCCTTCGTGGCGATCGCACACGCCACCCCGCGCCCCGCGATGGGCGGCGGCGCGGTCGTGACCGAGGACGGCGACACCCCCGGCCGCGTCTATCACTTCCGCCGCTCCTGGATCCGCCACAAGCTAAAGGCCAGCCCGTCGCAGCTGCGCATCATGCACGTCGAGGGCGACAGCATGGCGCCGACGCTGCTGAGCGGTGACGCGGTGCTGGTCGACATGGCCCGCCGCGCGCCCAACCCGCCCGGCATCTTCGTGCTGGACGACGGGATGGGGCTGGTGGCCAAGCGGCTCGAGCACATCCCGAACAGCGACCCGCCCGCGGTGCGCGTCATCTCCGACAACAAGCACTACCCCGAGTACGAACGAACGGCCGACGAGATCCACATCGTCGGCCGCATCCGTTGGTTCGCGCGGGAGATCTGAGGTGATCGCATTCCGGGAAATCGACGATGCCGATCCGGCGCTGGCGTTCTCGCCTCTGGTGCGTGGGGTCGAGAAGACCTTTGCCTGGATCGGCGCGCATGGCAGCATCCCCCTGACCCCGTCCAAGGCGTTCAAGCGCGTGTTCGTGCACTGGGCCGCGGCCGAGTTCGACTGGCCCGGCCACACCGAGGCGGACCTCTTCGCCGTCAACAAGGTGCTGAACGAGCCCGACTTCGCCCCGCTCATGGTGCTGCACGATCTGATGATCGCGATGAAGCTCGGTCGGCACCACAAGGGCGAGTTTCGGCTCACCAAGACCGGCCAGGCGCTGGTCGGCCATCCCGGCCGGATCTTCGGCACGGTCGTCCCGTTCTTCCTGTTCCGCATCAACCACGCCAGCATGTCGCGCTTCGAGGATCCACCGATCCTCGGCAACTGGGATGTGTTCCTGAACGTGCTGAACGTCGAGACCGAAGACGGTGCCACCGGCAGCCACCTCCGCCGCGTGCTGTTTGGAGCGCCCGAGACGGGTCCGCTTCCGCGCTACGACGAGGTGATGGGCCAGCTCTACATACAGGTGCTGCGCCCGCTCTGCTGGTCGGGCCTGCTGCAGCAGGAGCGCGGGGAGGCCAGCTATCGGTTCGAGGACGCGGTGTTCATGAAAACGCCGCTGTGGCGGGCAGCGTTGCAGCTGAAGACGGATCGAATGGTTGGCAGAGCGACGCGGCATTGATCAACGCATCCGCTTTCCTTCTCTCGGTTTCGCGCCCCTACGACAACCTATTGTTTTAACTTGAATTCCCTCGCTACGCGCGGCGAACACGGAGCAAATCGCCTCAGGAGGTTCGCTCCCCATGCAAGACGACATCGCCTTCGCGCCGCCCGCCGAGACGCTTTCCACAGATGAGCGGCTGACGGAGTTGGCCGCAATCCTCGCCAGCGCCATCGCACGGACCAACCCACGGGAAAAGAACGAGAATTCTCCGCTCAGCGGAGACAGTTCGCTGGACATTCTCGCCCTCAGACGCCGTCGTCGGAGACAGGTGCAAAACCGAGTTGGAGACGAGTCATGAGGAAAAATGCAAGGAAACCAAGCGCAAAGGCCGCGCTCGCGCGCGAGGCGGAGGGGATCGACGTCCTGACCGAACTGGCGGCGCTGAAGGCGATGACGGTGCCCGAGTTGCAGGGCAAGTGGCGAGTGATGTTCGGCGAACACGCCCCCAACGCCAGTCGCGGGAACCTGGAGCTGCGGATCGGCTACCGCATCCAGGAACTGGCCCATGGCGGGATCAAGCCCGCGACGCGGCGCACGCTGGACGCGCTGGCGGCCGAGGTCGCCTCGGGGGCGCCGGGCCCTCTGATCGCGGATCCCCGCCGCCCGATCCCCGGCACCAAGCTGGTGCGCGAATGGGAAGGTGAGGAGAGGGTCGTCACTGTCTTGACCGACGGGTTCGAATGGCAGGGCCGGCGCTTCAAGTCGCTCTCGGCTGCGGTGCGCGCGATCACCGGCAGTCACTGGAACGGGTGGAAGTTCTTCGGGCTGGCTCATGGTGCGGAGGCCCGTTCATGAGCCGCACCAAGCCCGAACCCGTCCGCCGCCTGCGCTGCGCCATCTACACCCGCAAGTCGAGCGAGGAAGGGCTCGACATGGAGTTCAACAGCCTCGACGCCCAACGGGAAGCCTGCGAGGCCTATATTGCCTCACAGCGCGCCGAGGGCTGGGTGGCGCTGCGCGACCGCT